GCAGGTCTTCGGGTCTTGGGTTTTCCATTATGTCCACAATTAGGGCATGGGTCTGTGCCTCTCGGATTTCCCTCGGGGTTTCTGCGAAAAAATCCGCCTCTTGCCCGTTCATGGTTTTTATATCGCTATGGGAAAGCCCTATCGTGTATCCAATAAATGAGCAGACGATTAAATAGCGTCCCAACTTATCTAATATCACCTCATAATTTTTATTGCCGTGGTAAACCTTGCGACCCTCTGCGATTGCTTGCTTAATTTCCTGTAATGTCATGATTGCCCCTGATATTCTGAAAATAATTCATTAGCCAATTTTTCCGCCTCGTCTTCCGTCATCGGATCGCAGTAAGGCATTTCCACTAAAAGCAAATTACCCTTATAAACTTCAAGTCTATTTTGCTCGATGTCATAGTAATAATTCATGCCGTCACCTCTATATCGTTGGTTTGATCGTTGTAATATCCGTCTATTTTGAACAGCCTCCAAGCCGTGCCAGCGTGCTTGTTTTGAGTGTCACAATAGAATTGAATCGCATCCTCTGCACTCTCGCAGTCCGCCCAATAGCGGAGTTCTGCCGTGCCGATGTGTCCGCCCTGTGTGTGATCTATAACCCTGAAAAAAACCTTTTTTTCTCTCATGATCTGCCCCTTATAGCCATTCGTGACGGAGTTCATAGCCACCACGATCTTTTTTATATAACAGGCTAGACAATGTATATACAAGGTGAAAGCCCATATCCATACCGCATCCGCCTACTTTATAGCCGTCCGTGGGAGGATCTTCACCCTGCATCATTGCGTAATAGCCCGATAAATAAACAGGCTTATTGTCTTTAAAGGTATATAGGTCGATTCTGCGTGACATTCCCGAGGCGGAAACATGTCGTAAAACGGTATAAACCGTGTCCCCCTCTTTTAAGATATTAAGCAGGGATTTTTTAGCGTGTTCCGCCCGTAATCGTTTGCCCTCTGCCTTGCTTACCTGCTCGCATTCCTTCCAATTTTCGGGGTATTGCGTCACGAATACATAACCTGAGTGGGTATCGTGCATGTAAAACTCTTTTGCTTGTGCCATTTTTTAAACTCCTTTTAATTTCATGGATAGACAATCGGCATATGAGCCGATATAGATAATTTTGTAAGAATTGCGGACTTCCAAGCCCTTGCAAACTATTACATTCCCGAAATTGTTTACCTGTGCTGAATACATAAAAACCTCCGTTAGTTGATCTCATCAGTAAGGGCATAACCCTTAGACCCCTTTCGGGGTTTCGATCTTTTAAACAAGGCGGATAGAGCCACCATTAGGAAACTTCGCACGGGCATATTGCTTTACTTGAGTAATAACCGAATCACGATCAGACCCCCAAAATTCAATAGGGGTAGAGGCAATCTCAGGGATATTAGAGTTAATGCAAAGGTCAAGGGATTCGCCTAAAAATCCACCATCTAATTCGTAAACTTGTAAATTGATAATCATGTGAAACTCCTTTATATATAAGGGTGAAACGGTTAATTGATACCATATAAAACTAACTACCATGTATTGCATTATACACAATTAACGGCTAGGTCAATACTTTTGTTTACTTATTCCCACTAAAAAACACCTATGACTTTCCCTAATGTATAGGCATACAGCACTGTATTTGCATACAGTAGAAACCCATGGTATATTTGTTCGCATTAAATACCTACCAATTAACCCTGTTTGATTGCTGAAAAGTAAGCAGACCGCAAACCCTAAAAGACCGCTAATTTATTCATATGGCTAAAATTACCAAGAGGGAAATAAAGGAAGGACTAGAGCAGATCCCTATAGAGCAGATCTTGCTAGGTTCAACTAATGAGAAGGAATTAACCCATAAGCAGAAGGCATTTGCTAAGCAGGTAGCACTAGGAAAGCCAAAGGCACAGGCTTATAGAATTGCCTACGATTCAGAGGGAACACCTTCAACCGCCTCCGCCAATGCTCAGAAGTTAGTGGGTAATACTCGGATTCAACATCTAATAGATGCTTATGCAAGGGCTTTTGAGGCTAGGGAATATCGTAAACCTGAACGATTGAGGGAACTCGTAATCCACCAACTGACGGAGATGGCACTCAATCCCGAGGTAAAAGACGCTCAGCGCATTAAATCCCTTGAACTGCTGGGGAAGGTCGCAGAGGTCGGAGCATTTATGGATAGAAAAGAAACCAAAGTAATCCACGAGTCCAGCAAGATAAAAGAAAAACTATTAGACCAACTCAAGACAATCATAAACATTGATGCAAAAGAGATAAACGCAGACGATGCAGACGAATTACTACGGGAAATCTCAGGTAATCGCGGGGCGGAAGATCAAAAAGACGATTCCACAGACCCCACCACCACCCGACCCCCCAATATCGACACGCCCGAGGGGGACTCTCCTATACATATTAATCCCCACATCCAATCCGCATCTTCTACCAATTCTGAAAATACCCCTCTAGAACCCACTGATTCTAAAGAGAAAAAAAACGAAGTGGAAACGTTTCCACCTAAAGAGGGGGAGGGGGTATCAAATTCCTGGACGCCTAAGAAGAACGAGAATACAGAAACACCCCCCCTTACAAATCCTGGTGAAAAGGGGTAGGGGGGTATATTTATGAATGTTCATTTCTCATCTAAAACCGATATGTGGGCTACACCACAGGACTTCTTTGATAAGTACAACGAAATATATCATTTTGAGACAGATGTCTGTGCTATACCTTCTAATGCCAAATGCAGTAAATTCTTTTGTCCAGAGCAAAATGGTCTGAAACAAGTTTGGAAAGGTTCGTGCTGGATGAATCCGCCTTATGGCAGAAAAATTAAAGAATGGGTGAAGAAGGCGTATGAGTCTTCTAGGGATGGTGCTACAGTAGTTTGTCTTTTGCCAGCAAGGACAGATACGGCGTGGTGGCACGACTACTGCATGAAAGGCGATGTTGAGTTTATTCGTGGGCGATTGAAGTTTGGTGGTTCCAAAAACAGCGCCCCTTTTCCATCTGCAGTTGTGGTATTTGGTGGGTAGGGGGGTATATATGGAAAAAAAACCATTACATAAAATGACCGAGGAAGAGTTAAGGGAAGAGCTAAAGTCTTGGGACATGGATGAGTTTATGAAGTACGTAAAAGACTTCTATCCTGAGATAGCTAAAAATATAGGTTTGGAAGATGACGCCTAGACAACAAGACATCTATCTCGTAGTGGAGATGTGGTGGAAGAAGTATGGCTACAGTCCTTCTATAGATGAGATCATGATGGTCTCTAAAGATAAGAGTCGTAGTAACGTATCCCGCCTGATATCAGAGCTAGTCAAGATCGGCGCCTGCAAACGCATCCCGAATAAACGCAGGACGTTGCGTCCTTCTGGGATTAAGTTTAAGAATCTAAGTGATTTGCTAGATGACTAAGTTAGCAAAAATTTTGGAAAGACTCCCAAAAGAAGAGCAAGCCGAGCTATTAGATCTGGCTATGCAGTACAAAGACTCGCTTGCAAGGGAAAATGCCGAGAAGAACTTCATGGGCTTTGTTCGGAAGGTCTGGCCCAGTTTTATAAATGGACGTCACCACAAGGTCATGGCTAGGAAGTTTGAACAGATTGCTAGTGGGAAAATCAAACGTCTTATCATTAATATGCCTCCCCGCCATACGAAGTCGGAGTTTGCCTCCTATTTGCTGCCCGCTTGGTTCTTAGGAAAGTTCCCGAATAAGAAGATCATCCAGTGTTCTAATACTGCGGAATTAGCCGTGGGTTTCGGACGAAAGGTTAGGAACTTAGTAGGATCGGACGTCTATGCGGAAGTCTTTCCCAACGTAGCCTTGCAAGTAGACTCCAAAGCAGCAGGTCGCTGGGCTACCAATCACGGAGGAGACTACTTTGCTATCGGGGTCGGGGGTACGGTGACTGGTAAAGGTGCGGATCTTCTTATTATTGACGATCCACACTCCGAACAAGAGGCGGCAATAGCCTCTACGAACCCTGAGATTTACGACAAAGTCTACGAGTGGTACTCTTCTGGTCCACGGCAGCGTCTCCAGCCAGGCGGCGCCATCATCGTTGTTATGACTCGGTGGGCGAAACGGGATTTGACAGGTCGAATTGTCAAAAGTTGGGTAGATAAAGACGGAGAAGAGTGGGAAATTATTGATTTTCCTGCGATTTTGCCCTCTGGTAAACCGCTTTGGCCCGAGTTTTGGAGTTTAAAAGAACTAGAGTCCTTAAAATTAGAACTTCCCCTATCCAAATGGAACGCCCAGTACCAGCAACAGCCGACTTCCGAGGACGGCGCTATCGTAAAACGGGAGTGGTGGAAGATATGGGAACACGAAAGACCACCAAATTGTGAATTTGTTATTCAATCGTGGGATACTGCGTTTACCAAAAACGAACGATCAGACTATTCCGCCTGTACGACATGGGGTGTTTTCTATATGAATGAGAATGAGGAAGATCCCCATGTTATTTTGCTAGATGCGTTAAAAAAACGGATGGAATTTCCAGAACTAAAGGAAACTGCATACCAACATTACATGGAATGGGAACCAGACGCCTTCGTAGTGGAAGCAAAAGCTGCTGGTTCTCCATTAATATATGAGTTAAGGCAGCGAGGAATTCCTGTTCAAGAGTTTACTCCTACGAGGGGTAATGATAAGATTGCTCGTATTAATTCTGTGTCGGATTTGTTTGCGTCTGGAAAAGTCTGGGCGCCTCCTACACGGTGGGCGGAGGAAGTAATAGAAGAGATGGCAGCTTTTCCAAATTCAGAACACGATGACTTGGTTGACTCTTCTACTCAAGCCCTCATACGATTTAGAAAAGGCGGCTTTCTACGTTTAGATTCAGATGAGAAAGACGAACCCCAATTACTTAGACGCAGAGCTGCATACTATTAAGGAACATTATGTCAATTGAAAAAAGTTTATACCAAGCCCCTATGGGAATGGCTTCAGATATCGAAAATTTCCCCGATATTGAAATTGAGATAGAGGATCCCGAGTCAGTCAGTATTGGTATTGACGGTCTTGAAATTGAGATTGAAAAAGCAGAGCCATCAGACGAAGACTTTGATGCAAACCTAGCGGAGTACATTGACGAAGGCGAACTGTCGTCTTTGGCTGGTGACTTGATTGGTGATTTTGGCGATGACGTTTCCTCCCGTAAAGATTGGATGCAAACCTATGTAGACGGCTTAGAGCTTCTAGGTATGAAGATCGAAGAACGCTCTGAACCATGGGAAGGCGCTTGCGGTGTATATCACCCCCTCCTAGCAGAAGCGCTTGTGAAGTTTCAAGCCGAAACCATTATGGAGACGTTCCCAGCAGCAGGTCCAGTACGTACGGTAATTATTGGAAAAGAAACGCCACAAATTAAAGAAGCAGCTATGCGAGTTCAGGACGACATGAACTACGAGCTAACAGACCGAATGACTGAGTTCCGCCCAGAACATGAGCGCATGATTTGGGGATTAGGTTTGGCGGGTAACGCCTTTAAGAAGGTTTATTTTGATCCCGCCTTAGATCGTCAAGTCTCGATGTTTATTCCAGCCGAGGACGTAGTTGTTCCTTATGGAGTATCCAGTCTCCAATCTAGCCCACGGGTAACGCATGTTATGCGTAAAACAGAGAACGAGATCAAGCGCCTGCAAGTTAGCGGCTTTTATCGGGACATAGATCTCGGTCAGCCCGATGATTCATTGGATGAAGTAGAGAAAAAGATCGCTGAGAAGATGGGCTTTTCTGCAACCCAAGATGACAGATACAAACTGCTGGAAATGCACGTAGATTTGAACCTGCCAGGATATGAGGATGAAAATGAAATTGCTCTTCCCTATGTTGTCACGATTGAAAAAGGATCGCAATCAATCCTATCCATCCGCAGAAACTGGCGCCCAGAAGACAAAACAAAACAAAAACGGAATCATTTCGTTCATTATG